AGCATTGTTGTGGCAATGAGAAAGTACAAGCTGAAGGAAGACGAAGAAGGCAACAAGACGTCTGAGGTAAACGGTATTCGTGCAACATGCAAGGTTGTTAAGACAAGATACTCTAAGCCGTTTGAAACTATCAAGTTAGACATTCCGTGGGAATCTGGCATGAACCCTATTTCGGGACTGTTTGATTTATTTGAAAAATCTGGAGTTCTTAAGAAAGAAGGCAATCGGTATAAATACGTTTCCAAATTAACCGGTGAAGAAATGAAGTATTTCCGCAAGGAGTGGAATGACATCGATAAGATGAAAGTTATCATGGACGAATTCACTCAAGATGACCTACAAGTTGTTATTGCAGATAGTACCGGTTCACAGTCAGCAGACGAAGTTAAGGAACAAGTATGATCAAGGAAGGTAATGAACTATTACTGGAATTGTGGGCAAGAATAAAATCCCACATTCCGCCAAAGGAAAGACTCGAAGTGGCCGACATTTTTGTCGTAGTTTTCGACGAATTTAACCTAGTAGATGATGATCTGCTCAACGAAGAACTCGACAAAGAACTTCGTGCGGCAGCTAGAAGTCATCTTTCTGAATTCGTAGAAGAGGATTTCGATGATGAATATGACGAAGGCTACTGAAGCAGGTAAATCTTTGTCGGAATCTTTTATTGCCGGAGATCCTGTGGTTGCATTGCAAAACATAGTATCTTACCGGCAAGGAATGAAAGATCCGGCAACTGGTGCAGAATTTATTTTGTGGGTAACCGAACCCCCGAATTTAACCCTTCTGCACACTGCTCTTATTGAGCATTTAGGAATTCCTCCAAAATTATTAGCAATTAGACGCCTGTCTTTGTCACGAACACAGAAAGCGGTATTGCTTACACAGGCAATGGAAATTGCAATTAAGAAAGTTCACAAATTATGAGCACGTGGTACTACAAAGTTAGTGCCGACATTTCAAATATTCCAGCCTTTATTGACTATTTCGAAGGTGAATTAGCTCAAGCAAGGTTGGAATTAACTCTTAAGGGGAAAACTATCGAGCGCCATGCCGCAGAATTACCCGGCATGGTTGAACATAGATTTTCTCAATTACAAGAGATTGAAGCGGTACTTGAACATCTCAATATTCTTTTAAGAAAAGAAAGATCCAAGGAATTCAAGAATTTCCTTGAAAAATATCAAAAGGCGTTAAGCTCCAGGGACGCAGAAAAGTATGTCGACGGTGTGGCTTCGGTAGTTGACTTAACAATTCTCACAAATGAAGTTGCACTACTTCGAAATAAATTCCTGGGTATTTCAAAGGGCTACGAAGCCAAAAATTTCATGTTATCTAATGTAACCAAATTAAAGGTTGCTGGTTTGGATGACGCAACAGTTTTATAAAATGGCAACAACAACACTACAAATACTAGATGAAGTAAACTGTCGTTTCACTAACCTAGAAGTGAATACAAGGCGTAAAATGGTAGATGCATTAAAATTCTATCTACCTTATGCAAGGCATTTGCCTTCTGTGAAATTAGGACGATGGGACGGTTCTATGTCCTACTGCGACATTGGCGGAAGATCCTATATCAATCTACTCGACAAACTTCTTCCTATCGTACAAGAAGACGGATACGACATCGAAATCGACGACCAGAGAGAGTCCCACGACTTTGTATTTGACAAAGTAGAGACAAACAGTTATGCTCATGTGTCTTGGCCTAAAGGACACCCACTTGCCGGTAAACCGATTGAAATCAGAGATCACCAGGTCGAAGTCATTAATTCTTACCTTGAGAATGTAACTGGCATTAATATTGCACCAACTGGTGCAGGTAAGACTCTAATTACCGCCATTCTTAGTCACAAGGTAGAACCCTACGGGCGTAGTATTGTTATCGTTCCTACTAAAGATCTAGTAACACAGACTGAAGAAGACTATAGAAACCTCGGGTTAGATGTCGGTGTGTTTTATGGAGATAGAAAAGAATACGGCAAAACACACACAATTTGCACTTGGCAGAGTCTAGAAAGTCTTAGCAAGAAATCTAAAGAGACCGAATTATTAATTGACATCAACGATTTCTTTGAAGGTGTTATCTGTGTAATGGTCGACGAAGTTCATAAAGCCAAGGCGGATGTACTTAGAAAACTGTTATCTACTTACCTAAGAAATGCTCCAATACGTTGGGGTTTGACAGGCACAATGCCCGAAGAAGAATTTGAGAAGGTAGGTATTATATCGTGTATCGGTCCTATGATCGGCAAGATTAATACAAAGGATCTTCAAGATAAGGGCATTCTGGCTCAACTGCATATTAATGTATGGCAGTTACAAGATCTTGGAGAATTAGCATTTGACAGTTATCAGTCAGAGCTGAAGTGGCTTACAACAAGCCCGCCAAGGCTTAGATTCCTTGCAAAAGAGTTCGAAAAAATAGCCGAAACGGGCAACACGCTTATTTTGGTGGATCGTGTTCAAACAGGCGAAACTTTGCAAGAATTAATACCCGGATCTATCTTTATCTCGGGCAAAATGAAATCCAAGGATCGAAAAGAAGAATATAAGGAAGTTCAGCAGGTTGATAACAAAGTAATCATTGCAACATTTGGTGTAGCAAGTACAGGTATTAACATCAACCGAATATTTAACCTGGCACTAGTTGAAGCCGGTAAGAGCTTTACTCGTGTAATTCAGAGTATTGGTCGTGGTATTCGTGTTGCTGAAGATAAAGACTTTGTCAACGTTTACGACATCTGCTCTAGTTCCAAATATAGCAAGAAGCACTTAACTAAGCGAAAGAAATTCTATGCAGAGGCTGAGTATCCGTATACTGTAAAGAAGGTACAATACTAATGTGCCCGAAATTCTCAAAGGAATATTTTGACGAGATTTTCGGCAGAGCCAGCGAGTATGAAAGGGAAGAAGATATGCCACACTCTATCAGGACAGATATATCTACCAACGAAATGAAACGCCTTGAGCAATTTCTTCTTGCAAACGACATGGGCGGGATTCGTTTGGGCTATTACGAAAAGCAAGATACATCCTCAATTTTCAAATCAGTGCATAGATCGCATATCTGCTATCTTGTAGGATTAGGGGATACGGTTGCTGAAACTAATCTTATGTACATGATACTAAAATATGGTAGTCTGGAGAACGCCTTCAACGACTACCTCAGCAAGCTACGTTCATTGTAAGAAGGAACTTTTATGGCTACAAAGATAATGAGAACCAATATCACGGGCAGGCAATTACCTGTGATTGCTGTATTTTTCGAAGCTAACAAACTGTTCGACCTGGGGATGAAGGTATTCACAATAGATGTACCTACAGAGACTGGATCAGAATCGGTTGTAGCATATTCTTACGACGAAGAAAACGACGATGCAGTGGGTACAGTTATGTACATGAGTATCGTTCATTCGGGGTTCAACAATATGTTAGATGATTTCATGATAAAATGCGGATTTAGTCCGTTTATGTTTTCAGTTTCACGCGATAATATCTTGTGAATTAAAGTTTTCTATTTTGACCACGAAACGTTATTGTGCTATAATACATTAACTTTTAAAATGAGGTGTCAAAATTAAAATTCTAACAACAGATAATATGTCCTATGACTTGGATAAGGTCCCCGAAGCAATCGAGGATATAAGATATTGTGTCTTCGATTACTCGGATCCTAAGAACCCGGACTATTTTTTCATACCACTTATATTCTTAGAAAGCTTTTATGCGCCTGCGGTTGTCCTGCAAATAGGCGAATATAAAGTTCAAATGCCATTGGATTGGTCTATTCTTGTTTGTGATGAAGATTACAGCGACTTGGAAGTAATGCCACTGACAAGTCTCAACGATCGAGGGTTTCATACGATGGTTTTTAATCCATTAAAGCATATGGTACCAAAGCCGCACGAAGTAAATATCGCAAATGTGTATACGGATATTAAGTGGTTCTTCCCTAAACTTAAGAACGGAAACATACTAGTTGTGCCGGTGGAAGATAAACCATGCCCTAACTGTGTGCTTTTTGTTAAGGAACTTGGTAAAACATCAGACGTTATCGATATTGGAGCACTTTTTGAGTAACGAAATAGAAAATTGGTTGTCAGATTTTCACAACCTAAACACAGATACAGAAATTGTCGAAGAAGAGGATGACAAGAAGAAATTTAAGCTAGATCTCTTTAAAACAGTGTTGCCGGCAATCGAGCGCGGCGACAAATTTTTCTATAGAAATTTAAGACCCGAAGAACAGAACGATGTCGAACCGTGGATATTAATGCGATGGTTAACATCGGCGGATTCTGATCGCGATCAAGTTCATTATTTGCTATCCGTTAATGACTTAGTAAATAATAATTTCTCGAGATTCAGCCCGAAGAAGACGTTAGGAATCGAGGGTCACAAAGAACTTCAGTGGATGTTACTTACCTTGTGTGGCACAGGCAGATTTGTAAAGCGCAAGTTCATTAAACCTCCGCGTGGCATGATAAAGGATAAACTCGAAACAGCACTTCTGCAGTTTTTCCCTTCTTTACGGAGTGACGAACTAGAACTAATCATTAAGTTGAATAGTACAGACGAGCTCAAACAATTCTTTATCGATAATGGGTTTGACGATAAAACCGTCAATGATATATTCAAAGGCAATAATAAAGAAAGTTAACCTTGTTGACTAAAAAGAAAATGGAACAGAACTACCAATGTAAGTTCTGCGGAACAAAATTCCACAAAGAAGGTACGCTAGCTACTCATATTTGTGTTAAGAAACGCAGGTTCATGGAGAAAGATGCCACTGGCCCGCGTTTCGGTTTTCTAGCATTCAAACGATTTTACGAAATATCAATTGTATCGAGTAAACCTAAGACAAAAGATGATTTCATTGATAGTCCCTATTACATTGATTTTGTAAAATTCGGACATTACATATCCGACCTTAATCCACTTTACATGGAGAAGTTCATTGATTTTGCAATCAAGAGTGGATTAAAACTTAAAGAGTGGACTCGAGAAGATTTGTATGAATTATACATCTGCGATCTAGTGCAAAAAGAGCCTGCTATAAGTGCAACCGAACGCACTATAACTGAAATTATGAAATGGGCAGAAACTAACAAGGTGGAATTTGATAAATTCTTCACGTTAGTAAGTGCTAATGAGGCTGCACATATGATTAGAGCAGGTAAAATAAGTCCGTGGGTATTGTATCTTTGCAGCACAGGCGACGATCTGATGTCTAAGTTTAATGAAGACCATACCAAGATGATAGGTAAAATCATCGACCCCGGATTTTGGATGAAAAAGTTCAAACGCGAAGACGACGACGTCAATTATATCAGAGAGCTGCTAGAACAAGCCGGCATATGAAGGATATTTATATTTTGATCGATATGTCGCCTTGGATGACAGACATACCGCTAAAAAATCAATTTATCAACGATGTTAAGAAATTGAAATCAGACACGTATCGTGTAATTCACCAACGGCATAATGTTGTAGTAGAATTCGCGTTTGAAGAAGATTTAATTATACTGACATTACAGCACGGAAAAATCTACAAAATGCATAACTACAAAGAAAAAATGAGCAAGATCGAAAAAATGCTTCGCGATCTCAGTGCAAGGGAAAAATTCATAAAATGAGAAAAGTAGAAACCGACGTAGACATTGATGTATTCGGAAGAGACAATATACTTGCAGGTATTGAGCATATTAACGGACGAATAGATCGTGCCAATGGTAACTTTGAAAAACACGTAACAGGTGTGTACTTTCAAAATATCCCCAGAGATCCGGTTTCTAATATGTCCACACTAGATCACCGCATTGCGAAAGATTATGGATACTTTAAGATCGACTTTCTTAATGTGAATATGTACGAAGGTGTTAGAGATGAAGAACATTTAAAAACACTTATGGATCAAGAGCCACCTTGGGATTTTTTCGAATATCAAGAAGTAACCGATCAACTGTTCCATCTTAACGGACATAGTGATTTGCTGAAGAAATTTAAGCCCAAGTCTGTTGAAGATCTTGCTATGATACTTGCGATTATTAGGCCGTCGAAAGCGTATCTTCAGCAATCGAGCTGGGAAAAGATAAGAAAAGAAGTGTGGGTGAAGATGGGTGAAGACGAAAACTATCAGTTTAAGCGCAGTCACGCTATTAGCTACAGTTTGGCCATTGTTGTAAATCTTAACTTGCTTATTGAAAAATTATCTAAGCAAGAATCTTAATCGGTTTTTCTGATTAGTTGAATTTGGCGCTTCTTAATACGCTTCTTCATTATATTGTTTAGACTAGTGACAGGCCCGAACATTACTTCAACATCTTTATTGATAATTGTTTTAAGGCAATATCTAAAAGGAACCATTTGTCCTGTTAGGAAAATATTTATGGGCAATGTTCTTGCACTTTCCCACCACCATGTATCGCCTAGTTCAAGAAATGCCTTTTTCTCTTCAACTGTGCGTATGGATTCGTAATCGTAAAAACTGATGATTTTTTCGTCAGAGTTTTGGATGATGCCAATGTATTCTTGACTTTGGCACCTTATACCGCTTAAAAACGGGAACTTTTCTTTTATATCATCGAGATTTATCATACGTCTTATTTATGACCGAGAATTCCAGTAGGAATTTTTTTTTGGTCTTATTTCTGATAAATATACCAAAGGCAGGTATAAATGGACGTAAATTTTCACAAAGTATATATGTATGACCATATTCGACAAGTTACAATTGTCGGAGATACCTTCTGTTCTTGCAAGGATAATGGTAATATGCATAAAAATCCAATAAAGGCTCATAAGGGCATTGATAATAAAATTGTATTCAGAGCACTCGGCCCTGATAGAGTGCCTTACGACGTATCTTGCAACCAGCAAGTTTATGCAAGAATTATTGATCCTGAAAATAACACCATTGTTATTGAAAAACTTTGCATACTCGGTCCTGCGAAAGGTATTATCACTTTAGAATTAAGCAGTGGAGACATTGCTTTAGTTCGCCCAGGCAGATTTTCGCTTGTTTTAATCAGAACAGAAGAGTTTGTGGTAGGACAAACGGATGAATACATACAGAAGCCAGTGTATTCAGATATGGATAATAATGTCGCAATGGAATTAGAAATCACGCAACAAGCATTCAAGGCACCCGTCGACAGTATTACTCTTACTGAAAAAGATTGGACCCCGGATATGATATTACCTGCAATGGGGCCACCAGCACCTTGCAAGTATTCTCCTCGTATTCCCGGTGCCAGGGTGCTTAATCATGTAAATTCTGTACACTCGTTTTCAACATATACTGAGAATTTTA